GGACGTTAGACAGTGGTCCTATTGCTGGACGGCGAAGGCGGGAAAACAGGTATCTGTAGTCGGACTCCCTAATTTCCGTCACCTCATCCATTCCTATGAACTGAAATTCTGAACCCTTATATCGCAGATAGTCCCCAGCATTATTGAGGTATCCAAAAGAGATTCTTGCCCCAGACGGGAATGTTGCCATAAAGCTATTGTTGTTCCAGTGAATCTCATCATGTATGGATATCCACGATTTGAATCTGTCCATGAGTGCACCAGGTAGGGACAGGTCGGCGAAGGTCCGACGGAAAAGAATGGCGGAGTATCCAGGTACGTCTACATACTGCATCGCCGACATCAATAGGGCAGATGATTTTCCGCCACCAGCAGCACCACCAAAAAGTCCCTCAAGGGCGTTTGTTCTTAAGAAAACTCTTTGATTTATCGATGGTTCTTCAGGACAGAAGTCTGGCATTTTGGGTTGGAGATACTCCAGAACCTCTTTCCAATTTGTGGCCATGATGTCCATCCTAACTCTTTTTCGAAACCTGATTACTCAACGAGATGATAATGCGCTAATGTAGAGCATATGCAGAAAATCACCTCTTGGTTTAAAAGTTTACCATCAAGGCTAAAACCAAGACTAAATAGGGGAACATCTGCCAATGTGCTCATGCTTTCATTTATACTATGTACGAGTATTGGAGCAGGTTTAATTTTCGCGCCCGCTGGATTAGTAGTAGCTGGTATCACATGTGGGATTTTCGGATATTTGTTAGGTCTTGAGTAAATATGGCGTGGAATTCATCAAACAATAAATCGCTCGACAATTCGGGCTCCAAGTCGATTGGACCCGGTGCGCCCGTTGCTCAAAACCCAAGCTTTGCTGGCAAGGCCTACAAAGATGGTTGGGATATTGAGCGCGCATACAAAGAAGGTATGCAGAAAATTACCTGGGTGGCTAGGTGTATCGATGCAATTGCTGGTAATCAAGCCCGCCTACCAATCATTCTTAGGAAAGACAATTCTCCAGATGGTGAAATAGTCGTAGGTAAGGCTGCTAAAAACTCAACACTTTTAGAAGTACTCAATACTAAATCGAATATCGGAGAGAATTCATTCATATTCAGGTATCGACTTTCTTCTCAATTACTTCTTGGCACAAGAGGTGTTTTCATCGAGAAAATACGTGGTCGTGATGGGAGCATAATTGGGTTGAGTCTTCTTCCCCCACAGTCAACATCGCCAATACCGGACCCCAAGAAGTTTGTTTCTGGCTACGAAGTAATGATGCCATACGGGCAGAAAGTGATAATGAGACCAGAGGATGTTTGCTGGATTCGACGTCCACATCCGCTTGACCCATACCTGTCACTCACTCCACTTGAAGCTGCCGGCGTTGCAATAGAAATAGAAAATCTTGCAAAGCTATATAACAGAAACTACTTAATGAATGACGGCAGACCTGGTGGTCTCTTGGTTCTCAGGGGAGAGATAGAAGATGACGATAAGGAAGAATTAAGAAACAGGTTTAGAGGGAATCTTGCAAAGACTGGATACACCTCTGTTATCTCGTCTGATGATGGAGTCGACTATGTAGATACATCAGCATCACCAAGAGATGCCGCCTACCTGCAAATGAGGCAGATAACAAAGGAAGAAATACTTGCATCGTTCGGCGTACCAGAGTCCGTAATTGGAAATGCTGCGGGCAGAACATTTAGCAATGCGTCCGAAGAAATAAGGGTTTTCTGGATGGAAACCATGATGCCTCACCTTGAGCCACTTGCTCGTTCGCTGGACGAGTTGGACGAGGAACATTATGTCGACTTCGATTTGTCAGAAGTTCCAATTCTTCAACTTTACAAACAGGAGCGTGAAAGATACCTCTTGCAAGAATTTCAAACTGGACTAATAAGCAACAACGAGTACAGAAAGGGTTCGGGTAGAAAAGAAACAGAAAGCGACCTGGCTGACTCACTGTTGCTTAATCCAAACTTAATACCAATTGCTAATACAAAGAAAAAAATGGAAGACAAGCCCGGCGTGGACATGAATGGTGCACCACCGATGCCAGGTGCACCACCTATGCCGGGAGAACCACCGATGCCAGGCGCACCACCGATGCCAGGTGTACCGCCCGAGCAGCTTGACCCGAACACAATGCAGGGAGCCCTTGCTCAGACGACAATGCCAACAGCGGGTGTACCAGTTTCTCCCGAAAATGCAGCAGCCCCAGTTCCGGGCGGAGCGGCAAGCGATTCGAGTTCCGAGATGATGTACAAGTCAGAAATTGACGATTCCGAACAAACAAGAATTCGGTGGGAAGAAATACTAAACAGAAGTCTTGAGAGGGTTATGGAGAGGCAGCAACGGGTCGTCTTGGAGAAGTCAAGCGGCGCAAAAGCAAAGAAGTCACTCTTTACTGGAAGCCTTGAGATAGATTCGATTATCTCTCCAGAGGTTTGGGATAAACAAATGGACGAAGATATTAGGCCTGTAATATCCGCAATTATTCAGGACTCACTCGACGTCAGACGGAAGCGCTATGAGCAAAACGGGATTAAGAAAAAATCAGCACTAATGCCCGCATCAGACATAAAAGCAAATACCGACTCCCAGATGGACAGAATAAAAGAAGTGAACCACAAAATGTTCCAAGAGGTGTCAGGGATTATGTTTAATTGCCTTTCCGTACATGGAGAAAACGAAAGAGCAGCAGCATTTAGGTCCGCTCTTGTGACTACCTACACAAATCTTTTAGCCAAAACAAGATTTGACATAGCATCCGACGAAACTCGGAGAGCGTGGGCGTTTGGACAACAAGGATAGTTTCAGTAAATTGCCTAAAATAGTTTCAGTAAAATATTGAATTTTATTGAAATACTTGCAATCTGAATGTTTGTTTTCGTTTATCATCGTGAGTAGCGAAGGAGACAGATGTCCGCCATTGATTCAAAATCATTTCAATACAAGGCAACCGCTGGCCCTGTAAACCTCGACGAGGCTGAGGGAATAGTCGAATGCTTCGTGGCAGGCATTGGTAACAAGGACTCCGTGGGCGACGTATGTGCTTCTGGTGCCTTCGCTAAGAGCCTTCAGCGTCGCAAGCCAAGAGTTGTGTGGGGTCACAACTGGAATGACCCAATTGGCAAGGTTTTGGAAATCTACGAAGTGCCAGCAAATGACAGCCGACTTCCTGGAAAAATGAGAATGGCGGGAATAGGTGGACTTTACGCCAGGGTTCAATTCAATTTAAAGTCAGAAAAAGGAAAAGAAGCTTTCTCTAATGTCGCCTTCTTCGGCGAAGAACAAGAGTGGTCAATCGGGTACAAGACCCTAAGAGCGCAGTACGACCCAAATCTTCAAGCGAACATTCTCTACGAAGTCGAATTATACGAAGTGAGCCCTGTTCTCCACGGTGCAAATCAGTTGACCGGAACTATCTCGGTGAAATCCGAAGAGATGCCGACTTCTGGAATGCCGACAGAGGTAATAATTCAACCAGCAGTAGCACCAGCCGAGGATGACACATCGTCCAAGCTGATTGCAGAACTTGAAAAACGAACAGGCTCAAAAATAAAGATACTTTCGCTTGCTAAAAACTCTGTTGTTTTTGATAGATACCTCAGCGATGGTTCTTCATCTCAATACAAGTGTGGATTTCATTACGACGGACAAGAGTTCATGTTCGGCCAACCACAAAGAATAGTTTTGCCAACCGCAGCCCCAACTGCCCCCATTTCTCCATCGATGCCTGTCGCGCCGAGACCCACACCAAGCCCAATGGGAGCACCAACACCAGGAGTTGTTAAACCGGTAAATGTTTCAAGACCGGCATCTTCTGTACCAATGGCGGTTCTTCCTTCGGCAAATGGGACAATCAACGTACCCTTGCCTAGAATTAGATATGAAAACGAGCAGGCACAGCCAACAAAGCCTGTTCTTGATAGCGAAGAGAGCGCCCTTGCTATGGCGCTGCTCGAAATCACCAGGAAGTACGGGAAATTCGACCAAGACAAAGATGGTGTTTACGCCGCATACGACCCACCGTCAAGAAATGAAGTTGCATCAATAGGCGTTAAGTGCGCAAATTGCGTTTTCTATAAGGGAGGAAAGTCCTGCGAGATAATTGCGCTTGATGTTGAACCTGAGGGCAAGTGCAGATTTGCTGTAATTCCAAACGGCGTAGTCAAAGGCGGACCAGTAGTTCAAAAAAGATACGAAGATTTTGTTACCGAAGAATCCGTTAAGTGGGTTGAGGATATAGAAAGCAAATACCCAGGAGAATTTATTTCTGGCTTTTTTAGAAACACCGTTAAAAAAAGAACTAAGAAAAAGAAGAAATATAAAGAACTTTACGAATTTGACGAAGATGAATACCTAAATGGCACCAAGAGTCTTGACGGTTACGGGCATGAGTTGTTCGTAATCCCAGTCGACATTGATGACGCTTTCTACGTCAAATCAATTGTTGACCCAGTTCTCGACTACCACCAAGTCGATTCGTTCGTGAATGAATACGGAATAGTTTTAACGTCTGGAATAACATCAGAATTTGTTGATGCGGTCGATATTGCCGTCAAAGGTATTGGCAGAAGAATAGGAAAATTCGTCGGTAGCAGCATGATAGATAGGCCTCGCATCGGCGGCGGAGACCGTGACAACAATAGAGGCTCCCGTGGTGTCGATATCGATATTCCAACAGCTGGCCAACGAGGAAACAAGAAACCAACCGGAACCAACATTGACGTCGACAGAGACGGCTGGGTTGACGAGGGAACAAGAAACCCAAGATGGGTCGGCATTGCTTCTCCAGAGCAGGGCGATGGTTTAAAAAAAAAACCTAAAGTAAGTCTTTCTTCTGGCAAGACAAAAACAAAAGATGAAGACAACGTCTTTCTTTTGAAAGAGACAATCGCCAAGGACCCTAAAAAATTTTTTGAAGGCGAGCACAATGGCAGAAAAGTGGACCGTCACCTAGGCGGGGAACAAAAAAGATTCCAAAAAGACAACCTACAAGAATTAGAAGCGCGGCGTCGCCACGAAGCAATGGCCGATATGTGGATAAAAGAAGGACACGGCTGGTCTACCTATGAATGGACTGCTGCTGATAAATACAAATCCGCAGACTACCTTCGCGGTATAGAGCTAGGAATAAACCAAGCGCGTGACAAGTGGACTGGCGATGACATGCGCTCAAGGCCCAAGGATTTCAATGAAAAGCAAAAAGCTGGAGTCGCCTATAACCAGTGGTATCAGTCGTATGTTCGTCAGTTGGGTGCATACCTAGATGCAATGTCGGCTCCAGATGATGACGCTTTCGCACAAGGAATAGAACAGGCAATTCGCGACGATGTTTACGGCAAAAGACCGGATATAGGAGGTTGGGAAAAAAGCTCCATTGATTCGCTTTCCGAGGTC